AAGGTGACAAGTTCATTTAAACTGCAAGAAAGTGCTTTAGGTTCAAATGCTAGTGAAGCCGAGAGAAATGCTCTTGCTCAGAAAAAGATTGGTGCACAGTCTGAGATTGTAAGTAAACAGATTTCAAATCTAGAACAGCAATTGGAAATCACTAAAAAAGAATTTGGTGAGAACTCCACACAAGCTAACAAGATGGAAGCTGAGCTAAATCAGGCTAAGACCGCCTTTAATCATCTCAATGATGAGATGAAAGGAACAAAGTCTGCTGCTGATGGCACTCAAGAAAGTTTAAGTGAAATCTCAAGAAATTTGAGAGCAGAACTGCTTCAACAGTTTAGTGAGAAGTTGAGTGCTATTTCAGATAAACTTGTGGAAGTAGGAAAAGAAGCATTAGAAGCAGCTGCTCAAATGCAAGCTAGTAATGCTCAATTTACTACTGTCTTTGGAGATATGGAAACCCAAGCAAGAGAAGCGTTGAATGCTATCGGTCAGGAAATGGATATTGTTCCAGAGCGATTGCAAGGTTCATTTACGCAGATGGCTTCATTTGCCAAAACTTCAGGCTTGGACACCGCTGAAGCATTGGATCTTACTTCTCGTGCAACTAGGGCAGCAGCAGATGGTGCAGCCTTTTATGACAAGTCTATTGAGAGCGTGACAGAAAGCCTACAATCTTTTTTGAAGGGAAACTTTTCTAACGATGCAGCTCTTGGAATTTCTGCAACAGAAACGACCAGGAATGCAGCTGCAAATAAATTGTACGGAAAGTCATTCAAGGACTTGAGCGAGGCGCAGAAGCAATTGACATTGCTTCAGATGGTCGAAGATGGGAACAAACTTTCAGGAGCTCTTGGACAGGCTGCAAGAGAATCAGACGGCCTAGAAAACGTGATGGGGAATCTGAAACAAGCTGGAACTAATGCATTATCTGCTATTGGTCAACCACTTTTAGAAATGATGATTCCCGTTTTTCAAACATTGGCAAGCATTGTAAAAGGTGTGGGCGAGCTGTTCAATTCCCTACCTGCTCCAATAAAAGATTTTGTCGTTATTTTAGGAACGGTTGTGACTGCTGTAGGGGTCATAGCCCCCATATTCTTATCATTGCAAGCCCTTGCTGAGTTTTTAAAAATATCTATTGGAGAAATGATAATTGCCGCATTGCCAATTATTGGAACGGCTATTGCAATTGCCGCTGCAGTTGCTGCAATTATTGTTATTGTAAAATACCTCTGGGAAACTAACGAAGGTTTTCGAGAGGCAGTCACGACTGTCTGGAATGCTATACTAGCCGTTATCAATACTGTTGTAGGTGAAATTTCAAATTTCATCATGAGCATCTTTGGGACAGTTGTGGCTTGGTGGACGGAGAACCAGGAACTCATCAGGACAAGTGCTGAGACTGTCTGGAATGCCATCTATACGGTCATCAGCACAATACTGGATATACTTGGCCCCTTGCTTCAAGCTGGTTGGGATAACATTCAACTGATCATTACAACAGCTTGGGAAATCATCAAGACCGTTGTTGAGACCGCAATCAATGTTGTCCTTGGTATCATACAAGCAGTTATGCAGATCATCACTGGTGATTGGTCAGGTGCTTGGGAAACCATCAAGGGAGTATTTTCAACTGTATGGCAAGCAATTCAAAGCGTTGTTCAGACTATTTTATCAGCCATCCAGAGCTACATTTCAAATACTCTCAACGGCATTTCAGGAACTGTATCAAATATCTGGAACGGCATCAAGGACACCGTCTCAAATGTGTTAAATGCTATATCTGGAACTGTATCAAGTGTTTGGGAAGGTATCAAGAGTACCATTTCAGGTGCGATAAATGGTGCAAAAAATGCTGTATCTTCAGCTATTGAAGCTATCAAAGGATTGTTTAACTTCAACATTAGCTGGCCACACATTCCACTACCTCACTTTCATGTGAGTGGTTCGGCCAATCCATTAGATTGGTTGAGTCAAGGTGTTCCAAGCATTGGAATCGAATGGTATGCCAAAGGCGGTATCATGACGAAACCGACCATTTTTGGAATGAATGGCAATAGTCTTATGGTTGGTGGTGAAGCTGGTAACGAAGCAGTTTTGCCACTTAACGACAAAACGCTTGGTGCTATCGGTCGGGGCATTGCTCAGACTATGGGTGATAGTTCACCGACAATAAATATCACTATAACTGATAATACTGTCAGAGAAGAAGCTGACATCAGTCGAATTGCTGATGAGGTGGCTCAGCGTATTGCTGACGAATTACAACGTAGGACACAATTGAGAGGAGGGTTTGCATGATAAAGCATAATGAGCTTGTGATTGACGGTGTGAGGACATCGTCTTTTCCATTTAAGGTCATTGTTCATGACTCTCCTTCAATCGCTCTAGGAGAGAGCAAGACAGCTCTCTTGGAGCATGGTGGTATCAGTGGGGCAATTGTTCAGACAAACAAGCACAGGGAACCGGTCAAGAAACCTTATACGATTTACTTAGTCAAACCTACTGAGGAGCAGATGAACCAGTTTATGAGTCTATTTATCCGTGAGAAGTTCTGGTTAGAGAGTGAGCGAGTCAAAACAACTCGACTCTGGTGTTATAAGGTCAATGTGACCGACCTTGAAGAAGTACAACCTGGTCTTTACATGACCAAGGCGACCTTCACTTGTCACCCTACCAAATACTTCAAAGCCACTGATACTCAGCGATTGACAGGAAGTGGGACTTTGACAGTTCAAGGTTCTGCTCTTGCCTTTCCTAAAATTACAATCGTTGGCCAGAGCGCTGTTGAGACTTCATTTACAATCGCTGGTCAGGTCATTCGTCTTGAAAAGCTCTCAGAATCGCTTGTGATGGTCAATAATCCTGACAATCCTAGCTTTAAAACGACAACAGGGAAGCCAGTGAAATGGTCAGGGGATTTTATCACAGTTGATCCAGCGAAACTTAGGAATGTTGGGGTTGTTTTGGGCCCAGGTATTCAGTCGCTTGAAATTGAGACAGTTTGGGGGTGGGCATAATTGCTTTATCTACTTAACAAAGATGTGAGAACCGTTCGATGGAACGGAGTGCCACTTCATGAAGCAACTTCGGCGATTGTGAAAGAAACCATGAATGGGGATTTCACCCTAACTGTGAAATATCCTATTTCTGACTCTGGTATTTATCAGCTTATCCAAGAGGATATGCTGATAAAAGCGCCGACTCCTGTTTTAGGAGCGCAGCTATTTCGCATCAAGAAACCTGTTGAGCACAATGACCATCTGGAAATCACAGCCTATCACATTTCAGACGATGTGATGCAACGATCTATCACACCAATGAGTGTGACTAGTCAGAGCTGTAGCATGGCTCTTTCTCGCATGGTACAAAATACCAAAACGGCTCTTGGAGATTTCTCATTTAACAGTGATATCCAGGACCGTAGGACCTTCAACACGACTGAGACAGAAACTTTGTACTCTGTATTGCTGGACGGCAAGCATAGTATCGTCGGAACGTGGGAAGGCGAGCTGGTTCGTGATAATTTCGCTCTGACAGTGAAGAAGAGCCGTGGGGAGAATCGTGGTGTTGTTATTACAACGCATAAGAATCTGAAAGATTACCAACGCACAAGAAACAGTCAGAATGTTGTCACAAGAATCCATGCCAAATCAACTTTCAAACCTGAAGGCGCTGAAAAGGAAACGACTATCAGAGTGACTGTGGATAGTCCTCTTATCAACTCATACCCTTATATCAATGAAAAAGAGTATGAGAACAACAATGCTAAGACTGTTGAAGAGTTGAATAAGTGGGCACAAGCTAAGTTCTCAAATGAGGGTATTGACAAGGTTTCTGATGCTATCAAGATTGAAGCTTATGAACTTGATGGCCAAGTGGTCCACATAGGTGATACAGCCAACCTTAAGAGTCGGAAGCACAATGTCGATTCATTCAAGAAAGCTATTGCTTATGAGTTCGATGCCTTGAAAGAAGAGTATATCTCTCTTACTTTTGATGACAAGGCAGGAGTTGGTGGTTCTAGGGCTTCTGGTGGTTTATCTAGCGCAGCGGATGCCATCCTTGGTGTGGCAGGAACCGCACAAGAAATCGCCCTTGAAAAGGCTCTTCAAAATGCTGACTTAG